CCATTTTTCAAATCTCCCTTACGCAGCGTTGTACTTAGCTGTGACAATGCCTTCGGGGCGGAGTATTTTCCTGCCATACAAAGACATGCCACGCACGATGTCTGCGAATGAATCAGGGTCACGATATGTTTCCGTTTTGCTGATTTGCTCCGCTGTTGCGACGGCACTGTCGTGACCCGCAACAATGACACCAAAGTTGGCGTTTTGGTTAGCAGAACCAGTTGTACCTGGACCTGTACCGACTGCTGGTAGGTTGCTTGAAGTATACACACGGAAGCCGTGGAAGTTGTTCAAGACCAGACCATTACGCAGACCACCTGACTCACCATAATCTGCGTTCAAGAAACGAGAATCCTCGTCACGTAGCAGTTCCATGAATACTGGGTCTACGACCAACCAGCGGCCTTGTGTGTCAACTTGTTGTTGGTCAAGAAGACGGGCCATACGTGCAACAACCATTGCTGGTGATGCAGTTGCGGTTGGCATTGTTGTTGCCCCTGGCAAACGTGCCGCCAATGGGATCGAGTGATCGCCAGCAGAAGCAGTTGTGATGTTGCCAAAGTCACCTTTGTTCAACTTCATTGATGACAAAAGTTCGTCAGAACCTGCTGTCGTAACAGCCTTCGTTCCGTTGACTTGGTCATTGACCGTGTCAGCTGAACCATGAAGAGCAGACTGTTTGTAGCCTGATAGGTAACCTAGAACTTCTTGGTCGAATTGGTCTGCCAAGCGGTAAGCCGCACGGTCAGTTGCCAATTGCATGAAGTTTACGTGAGAGTGTGCTTCTTCGATGTCGTCGATTTTGAATGCGAAATAGTTCGCCTTGTCGATGACTAGAGAGAAGTCCTCATCATCAAGGTCCTGTGGTGAAATGACGGTACCACGCTTGTACGCAGATACTGAAATTTCAGGCTCTTTGATGATTTTTACTGTGTCGCCTTGTGCAGCGATCTCACCGAAATAATCGGAGTTAGTGATGTCGCCAACAACAGTCGCTTTGCGAAATGCTAGTTGGACTTTTTTGGAGTAAATTACGCTGGAAAAATTACCATTGGGTAAGTTTCCGTAACCTCCAGCAGATGAAAATGCCATTGTTACGTTCTCCTTTGAAATGGCTGGCCAAATGGCCGTTCAGTTCAGAAGAGGACTTGCGTGGCAGTACGGACTTGAGGGTGCGTATATACGAGCGTGTATACTTGCGTCGCAGATACGGGCCTCGCCGTGCTGGTGGACTTTCCGTCTTGTTTCTTCTGGGAATAAAGCGGTTCAGGGTAGACCCGAAGGTGGCCTGAATGCTTGGGTGTATTATCGAGCACCGCCCGACAAATCGTATACGAATGAGCCGTTTTTCATGGCATCCATGATCGCCTCTTCGTTTTTCTCGTAATCTTGCTCACTCATCTTCGCCACTTGGCTTTCGGTAAACTTCCGTTTGCCAGCGGGCGTGGGAGCAGATGATGATGCACGGCCTACAGCTTGTGCTGCTGATGCTTTGCCTCGTTTTTTGCCTTTATCGGCCTTGTAGAGGTCAATTGCACGGGATGCGGCCATCGCATCAGTGTTGTTCTTGTACAGCGCATCTTGAATATACGCTGGCTGCAAAGCCACCCAATCGTGGAAGTCTTTAGAGGCTCTGATCTTCATAAAATCAGGGTGCAACTTCAGCAGTTTCTGTTCTGCTTCTTTGCGTGTGAGATTACGCTCAAGTTGTTTTAAACTCTCAAAACGCTTCTCGCCTTCTTCCAAGGCTTCGCTTGCACGTTTGCGTGCGATCGTATCAACGATCTTTGCTACGTCAGGATATTTTTTCGACCACTCATCAATTTCCTCGTCTGTTTTTGGGAATTTGATCTGGCCCTTTGCGGCACTGTCCAGCTGCTGTTGTAGCTTCTGAATTTCTGTATCCTTTTGCTGCATCAATTGCTGTGAATGACGGCGCAGATCGCCGTATCGTTTTTTGAATGATGCATCTTCCGCATCCACTGGTTCGGGTTCTTGTACCTGTGGTTGTGGCTGGCCTTTCGCCATCTCAGCTTCGATCTCTTTTTCCAGAGTATCGAGGCCCTGCTCACGTTTATATTTTGCCATGAATGTACCTTTGGGGGCCTTTCGGGTCGCCCAGTTAAATCACACGATGAATGCGTACTTTTGCTTCACCATCGTGCCGAGAGGTTCTGAGGCGTAATCGCTTTCTGCGTATTCCTCAGTTTCCTCATATTCGGGGTCTTCTTCTTCGACCTCGAAATTCGCCACCTCGATCTCGTTACCATC